TCCGCGATTTGTGTCCCTGATGAACCTCTCACTGCCTGATGGATTCCCTCACACAGCACCAGAAGGATACTCCTACTATGTTAAAGAGTTCAAGCGAAATGTGGTTTCTATTTGGCTTTTGCATCACGCAACTTACTCTTATAGTAGTGATCCTATCTACACAATCTGGGGATTTGTCAAATTTAAGACAACAAAGAGAAGCACTACGCACACTTACCATGCCCCCATCAACTCAAATAAGGTAGGCAAAGAAGTTTGTATTAGTGATACTCGTCCTTATACTGCGATGCAACTTAACCTAAATCCGTTAGAGGCATTATTGTATTCATGAAATATAAACCACAAGTTGATGACTATGTTCGGTGGAAAACAGATCATGTAGACGTTGAGGGTTGGGTGTATTTTTGTGATGAAATGTATATTACAATTGAAACTGGTATCAAACCTAAACCCAATTGTGAGTACACAAAGAATGAAAAACACAAATATATCCACACACTTCTACTTTGCTATCCTAATCAATGGAAACAATTAGAATACGTTCATACGAGAAAGAATCGGTATGCAGAAAGTTTGGCAGATATGGAAGTATTCTCTCGTATCCTTCAGCAGTAATTAGACATTGGCATGATGTACAAAGTGAACTATCTCAAACCAAAGAAGAAAGGTTATGCAAAGCATACTGCAAGTTTCATGAAAATTGAAGATGCTATTTTTTGGGAGCAACATGTAATGAAAAACTTAAAGGCAGTGGACACTACGATTACTGTCCACTAATCTCCCACAGACCACCAATCCCGTGTATATTAAGAGAGTCAAAGGAATCCGATCAATCCATGACCACTTTCGATTTTGAAACCGAGTACCACTGGGGTGCTCTTATGGTCAAACTGGTCCCAATGTTCTGTATGGATGTTTACAAAGCATCTGATGATGAGTTAGTATGGGTCTTCGATGTGAACAACCCCAAGAATGGGTATCATGTCCCTGCTCGCAATCTTTCTACCTATTCTTACTGATTATGGCAACTTCTGCATCCCGCGACACTACTACTGGCACTAATTATGAAACAGAAGTAGAAAATCTTCTGGAAGAATATAGTGATCATAAAGTAGAATCTCAAGTTTGGATTGGTAAAAAACGTAATGGTGGAAAACACAGACTTGATATTCTTTTAGATGAATCTGAACTTATTAGTCTTAAGTATCAACGTGTGCAGGGAACTGCAGAAGAAAAGATTCCTTTTGAGTTCATGAAATTGCAACATGCAATTGATGACTATGGATACAAGTCTGCAACGATTGTTGTTGCTGGACCTGATAAAGCATGGAAGTGGAAAAACTACTATCTTTCTGAAGAGTTTTGTGCTAAAATGAGATCTATCTATCCAGATGTTCGTATCATCAATCACAATCAATTCGTTCAAGAGTATCTCTATTCATGACATCAAACGCACTTCAAGTTCTAACAGCAAGCACAGGCAATCGTAAAGATACGTGGAACACTCCTGTAGAATTTGTGGGTGATGTTGTCAAGTTCTTTGATGGACAGATTGATACTGACCCGTGTTGTAATGATGTAAACAATCCAAACGTACCTGCCAAAGTTCTTTATACTGAAGAAACTAATGGTTTAGCACATCCATGGTGTGGTAAAGTTTTTATGAATCACCCCTATTCTGATTCTAAAACTTGGATTCCCTATGCTGCTGCCCAGTATGAAACTGGAAATGCAGAAGAAATGGTTCTTCTCATCAAGTTGGACGTTTCTACTAAATGGTGGAGATCTATTGAGAAATATCCATGGATAGGAGTCAATAGACGGTTAAGATTCGGTGCTGCCAAAAGTGCAGCACCATTTCAGTCTGCTATCATATATCTTGGAACAGATATTGGCCGATTTAAGAATACTTTTGGCAAATACGGAACCCTCTATGTGCCAGTTGATTGAAGTGTCCACTAATCTCCCACAGACCACCAATCCCGTGTATATTAAGAGAGTCAAACAAATGAACGACATGGACGACTTTTGGACTGAGATTCAGGACATGCCAGGTGAAATCTTCGACATCACTGAACTCGAAGAAAATGAATCAAAAATGAACATCCAACTTGACGAATTCTCCAACACCGACTATACTGTTTGAATATGAACTTCCCAACTGATACTGTCAACGTACTGCCACATCTTCAAGAACTTCGTAACACTTGGAGGGTACAAAACTTCACCTACACTAAAGATCAGCAGCAGAAATATGACATGCTATTACAAGCACGTCGTGAGAGAGTAGCATTCTTTTATGAGACTGATCGAGTCCATAAAGGACCGAAAGTGGTCAAGAAAGTAGAAGACGTGCAAGTAGAAGCAGACGATTGATTGTTACAATTTTGTAACAGTGATTGACAACCACTCTAAAAGTTGTTATCCTAGATACATGCCTGGGACGACAGATGTTCTCGGGACACAACACAACCCCCCTTTTGAATCATGACTAATGCTGCAATTTTCCCTTGCAAGAATGATCCCCTGCCGATGACTATTTGGGATCTTTATAATAACTATAAAGGTGCATACGCTCCAGAAGAATTTCAACGACCTGAATCTTGGAGCTCAAAAGAACGTAAAGCATATTTTCTCTCTGTTTTGATGAATCGAATTGAAGGCACTTTTGTCTTCGTTGATGTTGAAATTGCTGCTGATCGAGTTGGTGCTATTGATCCAACAGATATTTCTTTCACGTATTTCAATAATCTCTTAAAGCAAATGATTGAGAAGATTATTCTTGAGGGCAATAATCGGATCAAATTCTTTGAGTCATTGCTTAATGATGAATATACCATTCCCTCTGGATCTTATTACTATCTCCCTGATCCCCACTCTACTTCACTAACTCAATTTGTGGTTGGTAAGCATAACAATGTCTTTAGTAAACTGCCTAAACTTGTGCAGAAAGCAATTAAGAGTCGCAAAGTAATTGTTAGTGAGTACACTCAAATTGATTATAAAGGCCTTTCTGATGTCTTTGTTAATGTAAATAGTGGTGTTCCTCTTAATGCACAAGAACTTCGCAATGCTCTGCACACTCCTTGGGCAGCACATGTGAGGCAGATGCGTAAAGAACTTGCACCACTTTTGATTAACATGTTTGGTGATAAGTACAAAAAACGTCTCATTGGTGATGAATGGATTGTTGATACCATTGACATGGCTTTGAACAACTATTGTAAAGATGAGGAAATTTCTGATTATGAAATCAATGGAGTCACCCAAACATCAAAGAACAAACTTTATGTTAGTGATTATGATGAATTTGATGAGAAAAAGTTTATCTCAAACTTCACCATTCTTGCAAGTTACATTGATACAATGATTGATGATAACTGGGAAGAACTTAGCGAAAAAGTTATCCTTCGTAAGAGTTCAGTAACGAATCTCTTCTGGATGATCAACAACGGCATCGACACTTATGAACGAGCAGTTGAAGCCCTCCACTTGCACGAAGAAGCATATACAGACAAAGATCTTCGTAATGATGCTGATGAATCTTACAAGTGGGCATGTGGTGGAACTGGAACAAAAAACATGGAGTTCCGTATGCAAGTTCTGCCCGAAATTGTTGAGAAAGTTGTTAGTAAAGTCCGCGCCAATGGATCTAACGTAGACGATTGAACAAGTGTCACAGAGGCGCTCTCAGGAGGGTCTCTGTGCGTTATAGTATTGATATCAACGGAACACGAATGACCCTGACCCTTCGTCCACACCAGAAACGCATTCTCAACAGTATGCTTGCCTATGACAAGGGTCAAGTCATTGTTCCTACAGGTGGTGGCAAGACTATCTGTATGATTCAGGATGTTGTGGAGAATTGTAAGTATATTGACAACGGAATGACGACAGTTGTTGTTGCTCCACGTATTCTGTTGGCAGAACAACTGTGCTCTGAATTCCTTGAGTTGATTGATACAACTCACACGCATGTGATGCACGTTCATAGTGGTGAAACAGACCACTATTCTACAACCAATGCAGATAACATTCACGTATTCACTAACACTGCTCGCGCAGAAGGTGAGAATGTTATCATCTTCACTACATATCATTCTCTCCATCGTGTTATGGAGGCAGATATTGAGGTGGACAACATCTATTTTGATGAAGCACACAATAGCGTTCAGCGTAACTTCTTCCCTGCGACTGAGTATTTCGCAGAGAACACATATCGTTGCTATTTCTTTACTGCAACACCTAAACATTCCCTTGCTGCCACTAAACCCGGCATGAATTGGTCTGTTTATGGTCAGGTTCTGTGCAATGTACCTGCTCCTGAGTTGGTCAAACAGGGTTATATTCTCCCTCCTAAAGTTGTAGTCAAGCAATTGCCTATGGTTAAAGGTCGCAAGGTGATGTTTGCTGATGATTGTGACAATCTGATCGAGACTATCGATGACAACGACATCGACAAGACTTTGATCTGTGCTCGCACAACAAAGCAAATCATCAACCTTTTGACTCACTCTGACTTCTGTGCTGAGTTGTATCAACGTGGTTATTCTTGGATGACGATTACATCCAAGACAGGTGCAATCATCGATGGTAAGAAAGTCAATCGTGACATATTCTTTGACACTCTGAATACTTGGGGAAAGGACAAGAGCAAGAAATTTGTTGTTCTTCACCACTCTATTCTGTCTGAGGGTATCAATGTAAGTGGACTTGAGGCTGTTATCTTCATGAGGAACATGGACTACATCGGTATCAGTCAGTCTATCGGTCGTGTGATACGTTTGGGTGGAAGTGAGAAGAAGTTTGGGTTAGTTTGTATCCCCACTTATGACAGAGTTGGTATCAGCACTGCCAAGAAAGTTCAGGCAGTTGTTGATGTTGTATTCAACCAGGGTATGCCAGCAATCAGTGAAATTAGAAAGTAGTGTGCCAGTTCAACAACCTCCACACACCTGCTTGATTTGTCCCCTGTTCCGTGCCATACTATCAGTATGAAAAACACACACCTTGAGCACCCAGAAGACTCCATTCTGACGGGTGATCTTTCTGTTCTTGATTGGTTCCTTTCTGATGGTGAAATCTCTGCGAAGATCGATGGCGCTCCTGCGATTGTATGGGGCACGAATCCGCAGACAGGTCGATTCTTTGTTGGTACAAAATCGGTCTTTAACAAGAAACTTATCAAGATTAACGAAACACATTCTGACATTGATGTTAATC